GTTTTGCAACCAATGATTTATATGAATTTGGTATATTATCTTCGAAATCATCTTCACCAGAAGCTTGCCCTGCTGTTGTTTGTTTTCCAGCAACATTAACTTTAGTACTTTTTCTAAGCTTATGTTGTTTATTATAATTGTTAAAAGCGTCTTGAGATTTAAAATCTAATTCTGTTATAATCATTTCTCTAATAATTTGTCTTAATTCAGATTTTTTCATTTTTAACTCCTCCTATGATATATTTCTTTTTGCTTTATTAATTCTATCTTTATTTGCTTTATCAGCATTCTTAAAATCTTCAAAATTACTTTTTAAATAATCAAAAGAAGTATTCTGTCCAGCTGGATTATATAAATCATCTTCGACCATTGGTTTACCACTAGCATCTAAACTTGCAATTTCAAAATATCTTCCTAACACGTGCTTCAAATCTTCATATAAAGAAGTTAATCTTTGTTGCACTGATTTAGCTTCAGTTGCAGTCTTAGTAATATCTTCACTAACCTTTCTTACTTCTTTCATATTTCTGTTGATTGTCACTTTATCAAACCATCCTTCGGTTTCTTCTAATGCCACTCTCTCTGCCATTTTACCGAGCCCAGAAAGTTTTTCTGCCAACTCAACTAAATCAACAGGTGAATATAATTTTTGTCCATATTCTTCTAATTTTTTAATATCTTCTAAAAAGCATTTTTTGTCTTCAAGTGTTAATTGTGGTATTTCTTCTTCTTCTTTAACACTATCTTTGTTTATAAGGTTTCCCATTTTCATGTTATTCATGTTATTCTCTGCTTCTTTAATTTCATTTTTAAATTTGTTCTTTGTTAAAAAATCTTTTTTATTTATTATATAAATGTGTTTTAATGAATCTTCAATAGTAATTTTATCTCCATCAACTTTTTTAACAACACCTTCAACTTCTGTAAAATCAACACCTCGTCCGGGTGCAGTTGCCCTTATTGGTTGAAAAGCTTTAAATTTTTTTCCAATCAAATTGTCTGTTGCTTCTTTAACGTGTTGTGGTAATCCACTGTGCTTTGTTTTAGCAAATTTTTTCAATTCTTTTGTGCCCATTTTAGCCATTTGTTTTGATGCCCCCTTTAATTTTGATTTAGGAATTTCGCCCTTTTTTGCTGCATAGGCAATTCCTGCAGCCTGCTGTTGAGCTTTTGAAACTGCCTTTTCATGTATATTCAATTTTTTCTTAATAATTTCTTTAGCTTTCTTTTTGCCAGCCAAACCTCTTCCTGCATAAATTGTAGCACCCGTATTTTGATGATAAACTTCATAATGATCATCACTTTTATCATATGCTATAGTGTAAGGATAAAATTTATGAAAATCTTCTTTAGCTTCTTTAACTTGTCCCACACCCAATTTCTTAGCAAGTTCTAATGCATCTTTTTCATCAACAATTCCTGAAGAAACTAATTCAGAGTAATATTTTGGATTTTCAGTTAAATGATCTAATGCAATTTCTTCTGCTTTTTCATCTGAATCTGTATGCTCTCTTTCAACTTTTTTACCAACTGCAAGTTCATTAGCATCTACAGACTTTGGATCTGTTTTATCACCTTTGCCACCTGGCACATTGTCAATTAGTTCTATAAGTTTAATTTTTCTCATTTTTTCTTCCTTAAATGTAGCATTTGGATTTTTAGCATATTGTTTTGCCGCATCCCACCTCATCCATTTTTGTCCCTTGCCGGCTATTTTTTGGTTAAGATATTTTATAGTATCAGCTCTTTGCATTTGCTTGTCTAAAATTCTTTTATTCTCAGTATCTACTAAATAAAAATTAACATATACTATTTTTCCATGCATGTCATAATGCTTTCTTGGTGGCTTGTATGTTCCATATTCAGTTAAAGCTTTACGATTCATTCCGTCAGCTTTTCTTAATGCATCTTCATAATTGCCCTTAAGAACAGCAGCCAAAAATCCACCAGCCCATTGCAATTCTTTTTTAACTTGTGCATCAAAGTTGCTTGAACTTAAAATTCTTTTAGCAACATCTGCAATAGCTTTATTCTTAGAGTATTGCAATTTTTCAAGCATATCTCTAACATCCATTTTACACTCCTGAATGCCAGAATAGTTTTACAGAATTTTTTCCAAATTTAGATTTTATTTTATCCATAGCCATATCTGCAGCTAATCTATCTCGAACATACCAGAATTTCTGAGCATTATTGAAATAAAATTTGCCCATGTGTTCTTTAGTATTCTGAGACTCTGTTAGTTGAGTCACCTCCTTGAATATTTGTTTTATGTCTTCAGTTATTGTCCCAAAAAATCCTAAAACATATGGGCCGCCTTCCCAAGCTTGTACTTTCTTCACTTGTATTTTCATTTTATTTTTCCTTATATTTTTTTAATTTTACCCCAAATATTTTTAGACATTTGCATTCGTTTATTATGCCTGTCATCCCAATATTTTACTGCTTCTTTTGCGATTTTATCAGCTTCATCTTTAGATATTTTAAATTTAGTTTGTAATTCGCTTGATAATGGCACAAATCCCGCTCCAGGTGCTTGCTTTTTGGCATAATCAATTATTTTTGAATTTATTTCTGATAAAATTTCTTCTCTGATAATCTGTCTTAATTCTGATTTTTTCATTTATTGCTCCGCTAATCGTTTATGATCAATAATTTATATTTTCCATCTTCTGATTTATACCACCAACCAGCAACTTCATTTTCAGGGTCATGGTCTATATGATCAAATTTAAAAATCATCTCACCCCCTGTCTTTTCATTCTTTAATTTAACTGTTCCACTTCTGCTTGGAAAAAAATTTCCCAATTGAGATATTTCTGCAGCAAATGTATTTCTACTTTTATTAAAAGAAATGTCATTCTTTTTAATTAAAAGAGTTTGTTGATCTTCCTTTATTAAGCTTGCTAATTTCATTTTAAAAATCCAGTTTTATTTAAGTGGAGGTTTTCTCCTTAAAAATCTAACATATTAGTTGCTAACTTTATTGCCTGCTCGTTTTCCTTGACAAACTTTTCAGCCATTGTTTTAATATCATTTTTATTTGATATTTTATAATTTACACTTTTATAATCTTTAGTTACTTGAAAAATGTTGCCATTAAGAAATGCATAAGTGTTTTCTCCATAAGCTTGGCCCAATTTGTCTTCAAAAAATGAATCTGGTTGAAGAACTATACTAGATGAAGAGGCAAGCATAATATATAGTGAACCTGCTCTAGTTTTATCCAATCCATCCATTGCTCTATAATTTGGTTTTGTGCTATATTTTAACATAAATCCATTGTTATATGGTTCAATTTTTACAGTATAAGAATCAATGTAGCCCAAATTTTCTGCCTTCTTATAAAATTTATCCAATGAAGGTTTTATCTTAAACATTGCAGCTTTGCAAGCATCTTGAGCCTTTAATAATTCATTTTCTTCATTGAGAACTTCTCTTTTGCCCTCATTTAAAAATCTTCTCCAAACTTTTATATCCATTTTTTATCTCCTTAATTTTGCTGTACAATAATCAAACAGTTGTTCATATAATTTACTATTTAATGGAACTCGTTTACTAGCCATTATTTTATTTCCGTGAATCATTAATTGAATATTTTCAAAATCACCATCTCTTTCAGCACCAATAGTAAACTTAGCCATATCACCAAATTTTTCTTTTAATAATTCTTCTTTAATTATTTTTCTTAATTCAGATTTTTTCAATTTATTCTCCTATGCAATATTCTATTATTTATAATATTTATTATTTTATATATTTGCATCTATTCTCCAAGTTCAATTAGAATATCACGAATCAGACACTCAACACGATTTCTACAAGCAATTATTGGATTTCCTCCCACAGATTCTGTCAATTGTTTTGGTGTCATAAATGCTCCGTGTGTTGATGGATTAGAAACAAAATCCCAGCCGACTAATTCAAAATCATCCTCAACTTGTAATGTATTATCATCTTCATTAAGTTCAGAAACACTTCCAAGACCTCTTGAAGAAATTCCCAGTCTTACATCTGCCAAAAATAATTCTTTTAATATTTTTCCTGATGGAGTATTTAATACTTCAATTGTTCCTACTATATCATCACCATCCCAGTGTGCATCTAATATAATGTGTGAAACATTTTGTAAATTAACAATAGCACTATCTGGATGATCAAGTTCACCCATTGAGCGCCTTTCTTTTATTAGAGTTTGATATTTTTTTAATTCTCTATCAAGGATGTTTCTTGGATATATTCTCCCATTTTGATTTTTTGCATTTGCTCTTTGCAAAATACCTGAAACAATTAATCTACCACTGTTTTTTCCCAAACTCTCCAATATTACTTTTGGGGATATTATAAATGGCAGATAATCTGCTGGACTTAATAGTGGTTTTTTATTCATTTGATTTTCTCTTAAAAATATTTTAATTCTTCTAATGCTTTATTCAACGAATGATGATTTTCATGTTCTAATTCTTTATACATGCTTTTACGCTCCTTTATTCACAGTAAGCAATTGCTTTATCTTTTAAATATTCAGCTACTTCATCACCTGTCAATTCAGTTTTATAATCATCATGAGGAATATCTGTTTCGAATTTATAAACATTTGTTTGTATAGCAACGAGTCTTAAACCTGGCAGCCATGTATTTGTTCCAAAATCAACTATACAATAATTTCTGCCTTGTTTTAATTCACTTGCCTTTTTTAATATACTTCCTAATCTATAATTATTCTTTTTAAGAAGTTCTTTGCTATATGTTCTTTCATATAAAATATCTACAACATGTTTTCCTTCATTAAGAAGTTCTTTCCACTGTTTTTCTTTCATTTTTTTATTCTCCTATATTCCGTAAATTGCTGCTAATCATTTAACTAACTCTAATGTCTGGATAATCCATTTGCCATGAAACTCTTGTTACATATATTTTTGTAACAGCTTTATTTTTTATCATTGGTTTAATGAATTTTTTAAGATCGACTACTGATTTTATAGATTCACCGCTGTCTTTTTTCTTTATCCAATAATCATCACCACCTGTAACAAAATAATGAATTTCATATTCATTTACTTTAGGATTATCTTTTAGTGAATCTATTGGAACAATTTTTTCTTCTTTCAACAGTTTATAAATTTCTTCTCTAATTATATTTTTTAAATCAGATTTCTTCATTTTGTTCTCCTATTGTATTCCATAAATTGCTATTAATGTTTTATCTTCTAAAAACTTGTGTTCAACATTTGGAAACAATCTTGAACTTTCTTTTTTCTCATTTTCAAGAAACATAAGTGCGTGTTCATTGGTGTCAAACACCATTGTTAAAAAAAATTTATTTCCATTCTTTAGCCGCCCAAACTTATGTTCAGTTATTATATCTACTCCAGCCTTTTCTTCCAAAAAACCAAGCATTGAATTAAAAACTTCTTTTGCTGCAATTTCTTCATAATCCGGAAATTTAAAGTTTTCATTTTTATACTCCGGTTCAATTTCTACATCTTCTACATCTTGTAATGAATATAATCCCCTGCTAACAGCATCTTCAGATAATTTACGATATATCTTGTGCTCTAATTCATTCATTATAACCTCTCTAAATTATTTTTGTTTATAGTGTTCTTTGGCAATATTTTGTATTGTCTTTTTAAAATTATTTGCTTCATCAATGACAATATCTAATTTGTCCATTGCTTGATCCAACATATTAATATTGTCTGATGTTCCATAATTATTTGCTAAATCTTTTGCTGCTTCAATTTGTGATTTAATTGTTTTATAATAATAAGCAACTTCATTTTTGTTTTCACGTGTAAAAGCGTGCTCTTTTATTAATTGTTTTAATTTCATTATTTTTCCCTATCACTATACTTTATGTTTTCTTCAATATAGTCACCCAAATTATATAATGCCATTAAAGCGTCAGAAGTATATTTTGAGATTTTAGCTAAAACTTTTTTATCATTAAATTTGCCATATTCTTTTTCAATGTCTTTTTTCATTTCTCTAAGTTGATCAGCCATTCCATTTATCATATCTTTTTCAGCTGTTATTACACTTGGATGTATTTCTTTTATCAGTTGTTTTAATTGTATTTTTTTCACTTTATTCCCACTCATCTTTAATAAAATCTCTTAATATTTCTAAATCTTTTTTAGCAGTTTTATATAATTTTGAAAACTTATTGACAATTGCTTTATCTTGATAAACTTTAGTTGTTTCCATTTCTGTAAAAAGTGAGCTTAACTGATGTATCATATCGTCAACTTGATCCACATCTGTGTCAACACCTTCAGTTATAAAATCTTTGAATTTACTAACAAAATAATCCCTATCTTTTATATCATATTTATAATTTTCATCATAATTTTTTGTTTTTTTCATTATTGATATCCTCCAACTGCGGCATTTTTTACCTCATCTTCTAATTCATTGTCCCATAAATCATAAAAATTTTCTATAACATCTGCAATTGTGTCTCGTCTATCTTGTCCCTTTACACCAGCTTTATTCAGTTCTGCATCAATGACAGCTTTTTGACTCTTTTTTAGAACTTTCATTGCCTTAATCCAAGAGTTATTTATTGCATCAAGAATATTTGCAGTTGTTTCAAATTCTGTTTCTTCTTTTAAAACTACTTTAAGTTCTTCTTTAATTATTTGTCTTAATTCAGATTTTTTCATGCTATCTCCTATTTTATTGCCTGCATTTTATTGGCAATACGGTTCATCTGCTCACCAATTTTTCTCAATGCTTGATGTGATCTTTTATACATATCAACAGATTTAATATTGTTTTCCTCTTTAAATACTCTTGACTTATCAACTATTTTTTCAACTTCTTTTAATGATTCTCTTACAGTCCTAATAGCCTGTGCCATTTTTTGTTTTGGTGAAAAATTGTCATCTTTGAAGTCGACTTGTTCATCAATATTATCATATTTTACTACTGCATGTTTATCTACTCTAACTGTTTCACCATTTGCCTTTTTTATTTCATAATAATTATTTTTTGAATTTTTAATTATGCCGCTTGATTTAACAAAAAAACCTCTTTCATTTGTATCATCAAAACGAACTTTGTCCCCATTTTTAAATGATATTGTCTCATCTATTCTTTTAGTTTTTGTCCAATCTGGCATTGCATTTGCTGCAGGTGATCCTTCATAATCTTGACCCGGTTTGGTAAAAGCTTTTGGAGTCATATATGGGCCTGCATTTCCAGATGCTGAAGTCTCAACTATATTTGTGTCACCAACTTTAATTTCTCCCCACTGCTGACCTGCAAAATTTGAATAGGTATATTTAATCACTCCGTTCTTAATGCTTTCAACTTTACCATTTATAGTTTCTTTCTTTTTATCAAAATTATTATATTTTTTAATTCTGATTTTGTCGCCAGGTTTATATACTTTTGCTTCAGGTTTAAATGCTTCCTGCTTCAATTCACCAACAATAATTTTTTTTATTATCTCTCTTAATTTTTTTTCATTCATATTAGCCATTCACATTCTCCTTTTTACTACATCCAGCTTGCTTCATATGTTTTTTAATTTCTGCTATAAGTTCGTATGTTCTTAAAATTCCAACTATATAGTTGTCTTTTATGTTTTTCTTTTCTGAAATTATTTTAATTTCCTTACCAATTTGCTCAACTTTAATTTTTATTGCAGCATCAGGAATTTTTTTAGTTATCAAATTTATTTCTTTCAATATTTTAGCTGTGTGCTTTGATATAATTTCATTCAATGTTTGCACATTGGAAACATTATGAATATAGTCACGGATCAATTCTTTTTGATTTGTATTTAATTTTGCATTATATTTCTCATTGAATTTTTCAATCAACAATTGTTGAGTAAGTAATTTCACTGTCTTGTCTTCATTTTGAAACTGTCTGATTTCATCTGAAATTTTTTCTTTTGTTTCACCCTTGCACATAAATTCAACTATGGCAAATTTTGCCTTTATTAAATCTTCAGGATTTGATACCTCATTCAATACATCAGAATATTCAAATAATTTATAAATTGATGCATATACGTGATAGTTGTCTATTTTGGAAGAAAATAATTTATCTATAGGGAATGTGTCTCTTAGCTCTTTAATTATATTATATTTTTCATTTCTTAACTTAGAATTATTTAACTGTTTTCTAGCTTGAACAATGATATCAACGAAACTGGAAGCTTTAGATTCATTGGTAAAATTTTTCTTAGTCAGTTGTTGATATAGTTGCAACTCTTTTCTAAGTTCTGAATTTTTATTAAAATACTTTTTGACAATTTGCATAGCTTCTGATGAAGATTTTGACTCATCTAACACATCGGCTGTTATCTGTCGTGCAAGTGTTTCAAACATTATACCAGTATTTTTAATCTTATTATTCTTAATCTTATTTTTCATTTTTATTCCTGTATATATACATATTAATAAATATGCAAAATTGAAAAAATGTAATACTTAATCATCTTTCAATAAATCTTTCAGTGCATCAGATGTCAATATTTCTGAATTTTCACCCAGTAGTTGAATTTTCTTTATGCCATCACCATATTTTTTATCTATTTTTTTAAAACTAGCAATAGTTTCTAAATTAAATGGTTGTTTGGGTAATTTTGGGGCTTTATTTGCTTTAGCAATATCATTTTGCCCAAGAGGATTTCTGCCCAATGTTCCTTTGTCTGTCTTATATGTTGTGTTCCCTTCGGGAGGACGACCCATTTCTCCGGGCTTTTTATTACCTTTGGCTCCACCCCCACTGCCTCCTCCTACATCTTTTCCTGCAATATCTATTTGATCAGGTTCATTATAACCTCTTACTGTTCCATCATCATCAACATGCTGACCGGTGTCTTTAGGATCATTTCCTTGTTGCTCAATTTGCAATATTCTATACTCAAATTTAGCATCTTCAATAACTTGCTCTTTGTATTGTTTAATTTGATCATCACCAAAACTATATATGTTTCTATACATCCAATCCATTGGTATAAATTTTTGTTGCTTCATTGTGTCAATAAGTTCTGCCTTCTGTTTCCATATTTGAATTTTTTCTTGTTCATATACAGTTGATGGGCTTGCCATTTGCAATTCAAAGTTCAATAAATCAGCATCATTATATCCCTGAATGTATAAATGAATCATAGCTAAATTTTTGAATTCAGCTAATAAAGTTTTTTGAATTCTTTCTACTGTTCTTGCAAATCTAATATCTTCTTGAGATAATGTAGCTTTTGCTCCTAATTGTTCTTCATATCCCAAATATGCTTTTGGTATTCTAAGAGCTGCCATCAATTTGTTTCTTAAATACTCAACATCGTCAATAGCATTATAATCCAATCCCTGTAAAACATCAATTTTTGTAGAGTCATCAGAACCACGTTTTGGAAGATAAAAATCCTCTGTAATATTTTGCATATTATATTTTAAATTGTAATTACCCTGATCATCAACAAATGGAACCTTTTTCATATTATTGACAATTTTTTCCATATATGCATCAATGTCACTTGGACCTAAATTTCCAACATCTATACTGAATACACGTTTCATAGGTGCTCGCATTATTCTGTGTATCAACATTGCATCCTCCATCAATGTTAATTGTTTCCAAATACGTCTTGCACCCTCAATCATAGATTTGCCATAAGGTAAGAAGTTTGAATCGGTAAGTAATCTAAAATGAGCTATTTCATAATTTTCATATGTGCCCTGTAGAATTGGGCCATCAATTCTATATTTTGTATCATATGGGTTATCTGGATTTTCACCCTCAATTCTTGTCACCCCATACGGAGACAATGGCATTGCATTTATAATTCCTAACTTTTCAGCCAAGTCAAGTTTCATCATCATGTCGCCATATTTTACAAGATTTCTTGTCCAATGAATTAAATTAAAATCTATATTTAATATATCATAAAACAAGTTATCCAAAATTCCAGCAATTTCTTTGTCATCTGATTTGATAGATAAAATTTTTCCATATTCATCTTTAACTGTAGCTTCTTCAGAATATAGATCAAGTGCAGAATTTATAATTGGATCTTGATCCATTAATTCATACTCTCTAAACAACATCAATCTTTGTGATTGAATTGATAGTGATTGATTATAACCGTAATTTAATGAAGAATATAAATTTCTATATTGAGCACCCAAATAATTTGTAGACAAAGAGCCCATAGCTTGAGTGCTGTAGGTGTCTAATACTTTAAGTTTCTTAGTTCCGATGCGTCTAACAACAACATCTCTAGAAAACATTCGTTTTAATTGTTTAAAAACGTTGCTTTCTGTTAATACATTTGCCATATATACCTCTTCTTATTTAAATTCATTAAACATATTCAATATTTTGGGATCAATAGATATGTTATTATCTAATAAATATTGAATTGCCCCCAAATATTTAGTTTTTTGTTTCTCTGTAGGGTTGTCTTTCAGATTTTCTAACATATCTACAAGCTTCACTGTCAATGCAGTTTTGCTAATTTTTGCCAATCTTAATACATATTGATTATAGTCTGTCGATTTGTCATGAGAAAGCAATAAAATGAAATTCATTACAACTTTTCCAAATCCACTAACTATTGCATTTTGAACATATTGTTTATTTGGAGTATCTTCATAGGTGTCATGCAACAATGCAACTATTTGAACATCTTTTGACAAGCCCAATGATTTTGCTTTTTGGTAAACTCGATAAGGATGAACAAAATATGGCTGTCCACTCTTGCGTTTTTGTCCAGCATGAGTAATCATAGCAATATCTTGAGCTTTATCTATAGCTGAAAGTTCGTTTATTATTTTTCTTGTTATTCTATTAATCATTATAAAAATTGAGTTAAATCTATTTCTTCTTCATTAACGCGCATTCTCCAAGGATTTATATGTCCCTGTTGAATGTGTTGATATATTGCACTTGTTCTATCAACTTTAATTGAGTCCAGTGCTTTTTTAGTTAATGCTGTTCTAATTCCTTGCAATCTCAATGCAGTATCTCTAACCCACAATAAAATTGCTAATGCCATAACTAAGTCATCATGATAATTTTTTGATGCTGCTTGGGGTTTTCCGTCTTTGTAGATGAATGTTCGCAATTCATTTAACAATCTTTTTGATTTAATTATAACGCTTCTATCATCAAAAAACTCAACCATCTTAGATATAATTGCAGGTCTTGTTGCCATATTTGTTGTAAAACCCGGAACCGATTTCATTTCAAGTCTATGAAGTCTGTTGTTAATTTTGTGCATTTTGCTTTCATCAACAACATTGATTTTTTGTTCAGTATAAAATAAATTTTTATATGCTCTATCTAAAATCTTTTGAATAACAGCCCAACCTATACCATTATTTTCTACAACTACAAGTGCATCATTATATTTTGTTCCATATTCAACAATTAAATTTCCAAAATCAGCAGTTGAAATTTTACCTTGATATTCAGCAACTTGTGATAAAGTTTCTAAATCTAAAATATGAAATGCAGAATAATCTTCAGCATCACCACGACCAACATCACCTACCAATAAATAAACTCTTGTATAATCGGGGTGTCCCCAAATCCAAACATTGTTATCAACACCTGTTTTTTGAATTGGATCTTCAATAAATGTTTGATTATAATATTCAATAATTTCAGGTGATACCACATTGTCACCGGAGGCCAAAAATGAACCATCACATTCTTGTTTTGCTAATCTAACTCCCAATTCTATATCTTGAGCATCTCTCCAAACTTGATCTCTTTCTGGATGTAGTGTCCAGTGCAATGTAATTGGAAAGAATTTATTTTTGCCTTCTTCAGCATTCATAAATGTTTGATGATACCAATTACCGACACCGTTCGGTGTTGACAAAACTATAATATCTCCTCCTGTTGAAACAATTGGTTGTAGTGCTCCCCAAAGCTCTTCCATTCCTTCTATAAATGCACCTTCATCAATTATTAAAAGTGCAGCAGCTTCAGATCTACCGGAATCACTAGCACTTGTTCCTGCATATATCATTGAACCATTTTCATAAGCCTGAGCAAGTTTATTATCTTCTGTGCATTTTTGTTTCATCCAACTTGGTAAATGCTGCCACATTGTTCTAACTTTTTTAATTATATTTTTGGCCACATCTTGTTTTGTGGCAATAACTAAAACATATTTATTTTCATGAAAAGTCATTAACCAAAGTGCATATGCTCCGCATAAAGTAGATAATCCCATCTGTCTATTTTTTAATATTATATTTCTACCATTTTTTAAATATGCTGCTAATATATTTTCTTGAAAATCATATAGCATGAATGGTATTAACCCTCTTTCTTGATGGACTATTTTACAATACTTTTTGATAAAGTGTATTGGATCTTTAGCACACTTTTGATATTCTTCTGCTATTATTTCTTTAAGTGGTTTTGTTGCCACAAAATTTCTCCCTCAATGGTGTTATTTCTTCTTGTAATTTTTCAAGAAACTCTAACAACTGTTTATATTTATCTTCTATAAAAATCTTTTCTTTTTCATAGTTTGCATTATCCCATCTTTCTATATGTCCATCTTCTCTAACAAATTCTAATTGTTTTTTTAATCCATTTTTTAAATAATCGTCAGTTTCATCTTTGACATCTTTAAAATATGATAATTGGTTTTCAATTATTTTCCATTTTTCATATTCTTCCCATTCACCTCGTAATCGTATTTGAGTTTCATCTTTTACTATACAATCAAAACATTTATTTCTTAATTTTATAAATTTTATATGTAAATAATGTTTTGAAGATTTTCCACATTCAGGACACGTTTGTGGCATTTTTGGAACTTTTGTATAAATTGGCTCTTCATATTCCTTAAAAGCGGGCCTTGATAAATCTGTATTTGCTAACAACTCTCTAATTTTTTGTGGATGAATATATCCCATAGGACTAGCACTTTGTCTTGTAGCCTTTTTCTTTAATATTTCTGTTCTTTCTTCTGCTGTCAATTGTGAAAAATCTAAATCTGTTTCCATAAAACCTCCGCTTTTTTTTAATTTAAAATATTTTTAAAAAGTATTAACTAATCATTGTTAAAATATGATCTTCAATATGTCCTGTCAATGTTGTAAATGACAGTCCGGCATCATGTGAATCACCATAATTTACTTGAATACCAAGTGTTTTTTCAAGATGTTCTTTTATCTTTTTTGCTATTTTTTCTTTACCATAAACATTATTTAATTTTACTAATTCATTTGATGTTTTTGGTATATATTGAATTTTACAATACATATTGTCAATATGAACAACTACTTGAAATTTAATATTATTAAAATGCAAAGTTCCACCCGAATATTCTCTTAAAAAGGTTCTTAATTTTAATTGTGGCATTTTTTACTCCATATCTTTAATTTGTTCTTGTCTTAAATAAATTATGCTTGGATGATTTCCTTTTGTATATAATACTCTAATTTTACTACTTTCTACTGTTTGACCTGTTGCACCAACTGCATAATAAGAATAATAATATGTTCCATATATTGTTAACACATCGGTATATTCTAATGGCTCACCTGCTTTAATCATTTTTAATATTGAACCATTTTTTATTATATTATATTGAATTGCGTTCTTAACAGGTTCTAATTTTATTTTAACTGCTCCCATTGGCGTTCCTGTCACCTTACCAATTGGCCCTAATTCTACCAGTGCCATATAAGGATCTATTGGAGGTGTTAATTGCATATGCCTTAATGATTCGTCTAAATTAATATGTCCATATCCATTTTCTTTACACCATTTAACTGGATTTCCAAACTCATCTTTAGGTCTATTACTTTCTTCTCTCCAAGCAAATTCTCTGGCCAACCATCTTGCCCACCACCAAGTTGCATTGTTTCCATATATTTTTCTCAACTCGTCATATATTCTCCAAATCTTACCACACACCCATCCGTTTGCATATGATGAAGCATCTGTTCCACCCTCCCAACACCAATCAGTATCCCAAAACTCTAAACCATTACCATACGCTGTATTATTTCTATTTTCATCATCACCACATCCGCAAGTTGCAATCAAGGGTGGCTCTGGATCTGTAAATATTTTCATCTCATAATAAACATTGCTTCCCATTGGTATAAAACTTTGAACTCTTGGATATACTAATTTTGCAGATTCAATACAATATTTTATTCCTGACATTGAACGAGCAATGGCAATTATATTTTTATCTGTTTTTGCATAATTAACTACATCTTGAAATGCGCCACTCACAACTGCAACTTCACTGGACATATCAACATCTGGATAACTATTTTTATCATATGTTGCATTATATCCATAAATTATTGCTTGACGAACACCATCTGCGTGTTCAGTTCCCGGGTAATCATTTACTATTATTCTCATTTTCTTCTCCTTAAATTTTATCTGCAATTTTATCAAATAATTGTAACGCTGCCATTTTTGAATAACCAATTTTAATACATTCTATTTCATCTTTATTTAAATTTTTATATGCCAACCAACGATGATGTCCGTCAACAATATAATTGTCATTAGATATAAATATAGGATTCATCTTGTTTCCTGATTTAATTGCAATACTTATTCTTTCAATTTTGTCTGCATTGACATTATTTTGTATAGGATTCAAATCATTAACTTTGTTCACTTCATATTTGAATGGAACTCCATATTTTTTAAATGTATCAATAGCTGTAGGAATGTCATTTCCTTTTATTTGTGGCATATCTGATCTATTAATAATTTCTATTAATATTTCTTCTGTAATATATGTTGATAAATCTTTTATACTCATATTATGCTTCTATCATAAATTTAAAATTAACTTCTAATGATGAACCTGATGCAATTGTTTGAGCACCTATTAATTTTCTTACAGCTATAAACTTGTTTCCTGATGTTTTACTGTTGTTATCATAAGTGCTGTCCATTGATGCAACTATCATTGCCTCATTTACAGTTATTGGATCAGCAAAACCATTTGTAAATGTTCTTTTTATATTCCATTCTAATGAACTTCCTGATGTTGAGAATACATATTGTGCTCCATCCCAGTTATTTGCACCATATCTTAATTGATCTGCTGAACTTGAACCATGTAGAATCCACTGACAGGTTGGCCCAAGTATATCTAAACTTTCTGTTGTAGTTCCTTTTCCTACCATTATTCCATTCCAAACAACATTTACACCGGTGTTGTGAGTCATATAATTGTTGTTAAAACCTGACAGAGCTAAAGCACTTAGTACGTATACATCTGAATATACTATATTTACAGAATTTGCTATTGATGCTCCATCTCTCATTTCACTTAACATATATGCTAATAAGTTTCTATGTATTCCGCTTGTGCTTGGTGCGTATATATTATATTTTACTGTCAAAACTTGAGCTGGTGCCACAGTCACATTAATATCATTTCCATTGCTGTCTTTTAATTCTCGTGCTATCAATATTTTATAAGAATTTGGATATGTCTGACTAACAAAATCTATTTCTTTTATATTAATATTTGCGACACTATTATTTGTAAACACCCTTGATGTTGAAAACATCCACGAACCTGAAATTTCAGTCAGTCCAGTATCAAATGTTTGGATGGCATAACTCATTGAACCTATACCTGTTCCGTGTGCTATGATTCCAGATGCTGGGCCATTTGCTTGTGAAAAACTACCAGTATGTGCAACTGAACTTGTTGCCCAAGAAGAACCTGATGAATTTACTAAGATGCCATAAGTATAAGTTGTTGCGGGTGCGGGTGCTGAATAGCCTAACATATTATAATATGCTTGAGCTGTCCTTAGTGATCCTCCTGTATCTGGTATGTTAATATTTGACCCTGGGGCAATAAATGACCTTGACATTATTACACGTGCAAACGCCTGTGTAAAACTTCTGAATGGAATTTTGAAGTAATCTTTAATATTTCCATCTGAATTATACAGTGTAAGTTCTATATTACTGTCTTCACCTGCAATACTTTCTTTTGGATATGATATTGTTTTAACTTTATTTCCATTACTGTCATAGTGAGTGACTTCTGGTGTTATTGATAAATTGTGACTTGATAGTTGATACATATTATTTTCCTTATTTATTTTAAGCTACGCTAATGACAGTGAGACCACTGTATAAAATGAACCTGATGTTGAACCTGATGGCGGAGGCAATGTGTTTACTGCACTTGCTGTGACATACATTCCTTCGTTATATATAAATACTGATGCTGACATAAAACTTTTAGTTCCTACAAATGAACGATCATCATATACATTTATATTTTCAGTAAAATTTCCTGGATAAATATCTACATTACACGCAAATGAACCTAAAGAACCTGTCCATCTTGTTGCAAAGAAACCAGCGCCACTTGCTACTGTATTTGATGATGTATATCTACTACTAAATGTTGGTAAATCATTTAAACGTTTCCAATTATCTGGTTGAGGTCTTTTAAGTCTTTCTGCCATCACTGCATCCTTTGCATATAAAATCCAATTATCTCCATTCCATAAATAAATATCACCATAATAATTATCTAAAGCATAAACTCCTTCTGTTCTTGGTGTATATGAAAACAATTCATTTTTATCTTGAAATACCCATTCTACTTTCTTATGTCTTATAAAACCATTTGACATTTTTAATAATCTCCACCAAATGCTGTTATGTGTAGTCCTGCAGACTGAGATACTGAAGTGACTGCTAAAAGTCTATGAGATGCGCCTAAGTTTAAACCATTTGTATAAAATATTTGTTCTACAGGTCTATTTGTATTTTCAGATATTGTTGTGCCTGCTATTAATACTTCATCTATTAAACTATTATTTGTCGGAATAGTATTATCTAATCCATTATTTACAAATAATCTAACTATTGTTGGATTGTTTGTTCCTAAAGAAACTATTTTTACTTCATCTATTCTTGAACCGTTTGCAGATGCAGAATAAGCTACCATAATATCTGTCCCTAAAGTTCCACATGCATTATGAGAACCTGTTGGCAATGATGAGGCAAATAGTTTTGCCCATTGAACATTTGGTGTTCCTATAAAAATTGGATTTGTGTTCATATTTAATTCCTTTTATTTAATATAAATATATTTTACCTAAAGTTTTGCCATAAAAAGATCTTTTCTCCAACTCCTGATCCAGCTGGACTTCCACCTGGCGCGTAGGAAGCAGATAGCGCATATGAAGAACTTAAAGCATAAGATGCTGATGTCACTGACACAGATGATGTTGCAGCATATTGTGCCCAAGAAGATGATTCTGCCCAAGATGAAGTTCCATACAAAGAACCTGTAATTCCAGCAGAAACATTCAATGAACCTGTTATTGCCGTTGGGCCTTGAATTTCTAAATCTTGAGTTCTAATTAATATCCCTGAACCACTTATGTTTATAATAGTTGGTAATAGTCTAATCCAGCTTGCATCTATTTTTCCAATTTGAATATCGCTACTTGCAGAAATATAAACTGTATCGCCAAATGCATAAAATTGAGATAACTTTTCAAATACTGCGCTGTTAACAAAGCCCCCACTTACAAATAACGAACCTGTGACTTGAACATCGCTATCCCTTGAAATATAAACTCCATCTAAACTCGCTGTCCACAATCCGCCTGCTCCACCCGGTGCCCAAGATGCTGAAACTGCCCAAGATGAAGTTCCAAATAATGAACCTGAAAATCCAAACTCAGAAGTTATGCTACCATCTTTTATTTGCATGTCGCCAACCTGATCATAAGAACCTATTACAACTACTGAATTTGAAACTATAAGAGAACCTGAAAGTTGAATTGCATCAACAATTGACTGTGTTGCCCTTCCTGCTAATAATAAATATTGTGGATGATCGTCAACAGTTAAACCTGTTAAAGTGCCGTGGGATGTTGGAGTATATGTTGTTCCCAGAGCTTGGGCAGTTCTATAATCTGTTGTTTCAACAATTCCTGCTGTGCTAACAATAATTCTATATAATAATTTTGCTTCTGTAAATGGGAAGTTTCCAAACACTAATGATTCTGGTGTATTATTTGTTCTTGCCGCAGCCAGAGTTACATCAACTCTTTGACCCATTACTGATAATAAGCTTGAACTTATATCATTTACAGCATATACAAAGAATGCACCGTGCTGACCGCCTGCTAAAGATGATGTTGCACCTGTTGTTATATCATTATATCTTTCTGGATTGCCATCATAAATTGAACTTGTTAAATAAGTTGTAAGAACCATTGATGCTGAATACCAAGCAATTCTTGACTCTGTAATTGGCGTTGTTATATTATAATCGATATCATCATCGTGCCAGTGACCAACACCAACTTCAAATTTTCCAAGAGAAGCAGTTGTTGTTAACCAAGCTAAACCACTTTGATAACGTGCTCCAATTGTTTCGTGAATATATTCGTGAGTTGCTCCATCCATTACAATGCCATGACGTTCATCTGATACAAGTGGAGTTCCAGCTTTTGCACCTAAAAATATTGTTGCAACTGGAGTATTACCACTTAAAAAGTCCCATGCAGTTTGTGTCTGTGACAATATACCTGTTCCAACTGCGTAATAAATATAATTACTTATTCCTTTAGTTAGATCAGCCAATACTAAACTTTCATTGTTCTTTATATATTCTTCACCGCCAACATATACTTTCCAATTAGAACCTGTAATTTGAAATGTATGACTTGAACTGTGAAAGAACAATGTTGTATCTGTTCTATTTGGAAAACCAGTTGGTTCTTTTATCAAATCATTGTAATATGTATTTCTTGACCAAGATGATGATATTGCATATGAAGAGCTAATTGCTCTTGATGCAGATTCTGCCCAAGATGCTGTTCCAAATAATGAACCTGTTGCGCTGTTCCAATGTATTGAACCTGTAATCTCTGTTTTATCTGTGACACCATCACCTAAAAATGTATTCTTTAGAACATATAAGCTGCCAAATGTATTTATCTCACCTGTTGCTGAAATACCTTCACTTGAAGTAAATGAACCTGTTAATTGAACATTTGAATCTCTTGAAATATAAACACCATCAGCAGAAGCTGTCCATAAAGTTCCAACACCAATCGGAACATAAGATGCTGTTAGAGCGTGTTCTGCCCAAGATGCTGTTCCAAAGAAACCATTAGAACTTGAAATACCACCCTCTGCAAAACCACCAATTTCTATTGAACCTGTAAAAGTAAATCTATTACTTGAATCAAAACCAAAACTTGCATTTTTTAGAACAGTTAAATTGTCACCAATTTGAGCAGACTTAGAAACATATAACATATCAGAGTTAGCATAAATATCTCCACTGTTTGCTAATAGCGTCATCGTATTTGGGCCGGGTAATAAACGCATCCATATATTTGGATAGTTTCCAATTTGAATATCACTACTTGCTGAAATATATGCTGTATCGCCAAATGCATAAAATTGAGATAGACCCTCAAATCTAAAATCATTTCCTCCGCTAACATACATAGATCCTGTGACCTGAACATCGCCAAATCTTGAAATAGGATCAGCTGATGATGCTGTCCATAAACCTGCAGCTCCACCATAATATGATGCAGTCGCTGCCCAAGAAGATGATTCAATCCAAGATGCTGAACCTGCATATGAAGCAGAAACTGCATATGAAGAAGTATAAACCATATTTAATGAAGAGCTTCCAACTAAATAAACTTTTAATCCAGACGAACCACTTCCATCTGTCATTACTCTTACATCTATTCTATCGTTAGTAAGAAGTGCTGTATTTATTCCAGTCAAACTTCCAGTATAAACTGAACCAGATATTGTAATTAGATTTGCACCTAATAATGTAGCACCATTTTTCAAAACATCTAAAGTTAAATTAGCGCTTCCTGTCAAACTCAATGATGCTTTAATATCCAACAAAGTAAAATCATGCGGCATATACATTGCAACATAAGTTGTTGAAGAAGTTATAGGCGCATATTCATTTGATACCGCAATACCTAAAAAGTTAGGTGCTTTAATTGTTGATGACCACTTGACTAAACCATTTGGATCTGAACTAAAAACCTGTCCGTCAGAACCAGAACTGCCAGCTGCATCATATACACTTCTTGATAGATATAATGAACCAGATATTTTTACGTTTCCTAATCTTGAAATGTAAGTTCCATCAACTGACTCTGTCCATAATCCAGATGAACCTGTCCCACTACCTCCACCACTTCCAGTTGCCAATGTGACATTAGAACCGGGTAGAGCATAAATACTTGCACTTATTATTAAATAAGAACCAGTTGGGTTAGTAGGATTATATCTAAATGCTAATGAACCTGATTTACTTTGTTCTGTTTGTAATTCAAATCCTACACCTTGATAGTCTTCACCTTTAAAACTTTGACTCAATTCTGCTGGGGAACCAGAATAAAATGCAAAACCACCTGGGCCATTTGTAAGAGCATTATTAAATCCTTCATAGCCAACTGATTTAAAAGTGGGCGCGTCTTTACCTGCTAATATTAAACCTGTATTTGCACTGCTTCCAATACTAATTGAGCCACTGACTATGTTATCATCCATTTCTATATAAACTGGATTGTTCTTTAATAATATTGGAACAGTGCTCTCTACTTTGGTTGGTGCCGATTCTTTTCTAGAATTTAAAAATTCTATTTTAAAATTAACTATCTCATTTCTTTTTATATTATCAAGTGGCACATAAACCTGTAAACTATCTGCATTAAATCCATCATCTGATGCTGCTTGAATTGAGATGTTTGCGGCATTCCATTTTCCAGAAACTATTTCAAAGACCAATGTTCCAGTATCTGTCTTATCTGCAACAAAATTAAAAAATCTTTCACCATAATTTATAAATTTACCAGAATCATTCAATATGTTGGCTACAAGTTTTCCTAGCTGATCATCTAAAACTGTATGATGAAATGCACTGCCAGATACGTAAATATTCATCTCAGCATTATCACCCAATGATGATGTTGGCTCACCCACCAATGTTACAGTCAATGTGTATTCTGCATCACCATAAAATTGCATCTTAGTATTTTCTGGGTATACTTTAAGTGCTGCAGGTCTTGCTTCACTCTGTGACATATAAATGGAGTCAAAAATATTTAAATCAGTCTGCTGTACGTGTGCACTTGCTGGTAGTAGCCCGCCATCAATTGATGATGAGTGCCAATTTAATTGCACCCATGCGTCAGATGTAAATTGTCCAATAAAATTATCAATTGAATTTGAACGGCTTATAAAAAGTTCACTTGGCTCTGCAGGAAATTCGCCCATTAAAACATAGCTTGCATCTGAAATTAAATTTTTCTTATATATTTTTAAGGAATCTATTCTGCCTGAAAATGTTTGAAGGTTAGAAAAATCTATTTTTGCAAATGAGGCAGTCAGTGTAGTCATAGAACCCGTGTCTACAATCTGATAATGAAGTTCCCAATCGTAATTTGCATCAAAATTATAAATGTATTTTGGAATTGACGTCTCTCTTCCTTCATCATCATAAACTACCCAATATTTTGTTCCTTTTGGTGTGATAAGTGGTGCATACACAAACGGTGGTGGATCTACATAAAAATTTGTTGTATCAATTATTTCATATGATGCAGTATATGAAGAACTAAAATCGACTCCTCCAACCTTTAAGTTACTTATATGAGCTATTCCATTAACATACACAGGTGCAGCTATGGGTGGAAGCGCCAATGTAAATAAATTAACCTTATATTTTCCATCTGAAGCATTATAACTACCCTGTGCCGCATAAAATGGATTAGTGAATATCTGAAGCTCTGTTATCGATTCTGTAACAAACAAGTATGCCCTGTCGGCAACTGATGCTGAAACCACGGGAGAATTTTCAAATCTAATTGGCTGATTATTTACAAGTAGTGGATTTATTACAATTGGAATTGTTGTTTTTACATTGTATTTTCCTTGCCATTCTGAGGGAACATCTCTCAATTTGCCCACAACTGTTATTTGAGCTTCACCTCTAGCAGTTCCACTAAACACCCAAACAGAAATTGCACGACCTGACGACTCCACATAAGATGGAATCTCACTATATACAACATCACCATTTTTATCAAGAATTTCTATTAATAAATCTGAACCCTGAACAAATTGGTCAGATCCAAGAATTAGAAAATAACTTTTTCCTCTTGGAAATACTTCCGGCACTTCAATAATATTAAAAACCTCATTATTTGTGTCGTTCTTGTAAACTGGGAATGTATGTAGACCTTGATATGTCTTTGATCTTTTTATTCTTGCCATTTATATATATTCCTGCTAAATATATATAAATATAGAAACTAAGAATTATTCGTATGATATGTAACTGAAGTTGTCTTTTCTAGTTATTTCAAGATTCATGTCTGCAACTTCTTTAATTGCATCAAGATGTGATATTGTAATAATGAAGTCAAATTGGGTTTTAAGATAATCAAGCAACATTGAAACAGAATTCAAATTATCAGCATCTAAAGTTCCCCACCCTTCATCAATAATTAAGAAATTCGGTCTTGGTAGATTTGATATATTTGTCAATGCTACTCTCAACGCTATTGACGAGATAAATGCTTCCATTCCACTTGCCAATTCTATGGGCCATATTCTATTGTCACCATAAACAAGAAGCATATTTATATTTTTGTCATCTGGTTCAACTGAAATTGTAAAGTCAGCAATTTGATTTAATATATTGTTTATTTCTATTTCTAGTGCAGGTATTATTGTAGTAATTATTTTGTAAGGTATTCCATTTCTGTCAACACACTCAATATAATACTCATAGTATTCACTCATAATCAAATTTTTATCTAATTTTTCTTTAGACTCTTGATATGATTTTATGTTTGTTTCTAACACCTGAACTTCACCATACATTGATAATTTTTTTCTATCTATTATCTTTATTTGACTTTCCATTATTGCTATGTCTGTATCAAATTGAAGTATTTCTTTTTCTATTTTTTTGTTTTCTTCAATTGCAATTTTATTTTCTTCATATTTTTTAATGATACTTTCTATGTCAATAATTTGAATGTCTAAAGACAATATGTGTGAATTTTTGTTTTCAAGTTCTTTATTTAATTCAGATGACTCAGTTTGCAATTCTGACAATTGAGCAACTAAATCCCTGTATGTTTCATGTTCATTTTCAATATGTGATTTTGATTTAATTATTTCATCCAACACATCAATCTCATTTGAAAGATTTAGCAATTTATTTTCATCAACACTAATTTCATCTTTAGTTTTTATTGCATCTTTAACTAATGCATTATTCATACAAAATGTGCAATTGGGATCATATTTAACTTCTTTTAATTTTTTAATTTTGTCATATTTGCTTTTTAATACTATATTCAATTTTTCAAAATCAATTTGCAATTTTTTCTTTTTTTCAATAAAATCTTTATATTCAATATATATGCTTTCAACATTCATATTGAAATAATTCATCATTTTGTCTCTTGTTTCTGACACATCAAGTTGAATTTTATTAACTTTATTTATTAAATTATCAACATATTCTTTTTCACTTGTTTTTGTTTTTATTAATTTATCTAATTTCTGATTTACACTATCAATATCAATTTGCTCATCAATTTCAATTATTTTCTTTTGTAATTTCTTTAATTGCTTTTCTTGCTTTTTTTGTTTTTCTATCCATTCATCTTGTTGCTTAACCCAATCATCATATTTATTTTTTTGTTCATTCAACTCAGTTGTCTTTTTCTGTATTTTGTCATCCCAATCTTCTTTTTGTAAATCTTTAATTACTGAACTTATATCCTTTAATTGTTCTTTAGCTTGATCGTGCAACAAATCAAAGAGTCCCAATCCCATAAACTGAATTATTAAATCTTTTCTCTTGGCATGTCCGATATCAATATAATTAGCATTCTTTTTTTGCATACTGAATGTTGTCAAAACAAAATCTTCAAATGTGCCAACAATATTACTTATATTTTTATTTGTTCCCCATCTGTTTTCACCATTAAGACTTTTTTCATTTCCTTCACTGTCTGTATACCAAAAATTTACTTTGTATATGACATCACCTTTTTTAGTTTTCTTTATGTGTCTGTTTATATAATAGTGTTTATCTAAAATATCAAACTGCAACTCACATTCTAAAAAATTGGCTCTAGTATTCATTATATTTGTTGGTGAAAAATCTTTGCTTGCCTTGTCAAATAAGCAAAATGAAAGTGAATCAACAAATGCACTTTTTCCTGTAGCATTTGGTCCAAATAATCCAACAACATCTTTCAAATTATTAAAATTTACAATATTGTTCTCACCATATGAAAACATGTTCGACCATTTGAAATATATTGGCTTCCATTTTACATTTTTAATTGTATCATCAATTTTAATTCCTCTATTTGTCTCTGCATTTATTTTACAAATTATATCAATAATTTCTTTATCTAAATTGTGATATTCAATTAAATATTTTTCAATTAATTCATTTTGATATTCAACACTTTGTAAATTATGAATTTCAACATTTTTATTTGTTCCAACAATATATGTTGAATTAATTCTATTGATAGTTAATTCTGTTGGCTTATACTTTTGTTTAACTTGTGCTACAATTTTATTAACATCATCGTTGTTTGCATCATGTATTTGTAATCTTAATCTACATTTCTTCGGTATACTTACTTCAGGTATTTTTTTATCTTTTATTTCTAAAGTAAAATATCCATAATCATTATCTATTTTTATAAATTCACTTGAATTATCTTCTAAATTCCATATCAAATATCCTTTTTCTAATGATTCACCATAATTTTGTTGAATTAAACTTCCTGGGTATGCAATATGGTTTGATATAAATTGTTGACAATGAATGTCGCCCAACAACACTAAATCATAACCATCAAATGTGGATTTATTTATTTTATCACTTCTCAGTTTATAACCAAAATCATTTGTAGCATTATTAACTACACCATGAAATAAAGCAATTTTATGTGTTGCTTGAAAAGTATCTGCTTTTATATAGTCTGCAGGGTTATCAAAAATTGACATATGACAAAATGTTAAATCAGCAAAATAATATAATCCACTTCTTTTAAGATAAAAAATTTCACCTAAATTTGAACTTTCAATTATGGGTGAAATTGCATCCAGTCTATTAATATTATTTAAGTTAGTGTCATGATTTCCGGGTATAATAATAAGCGGGCAAATTGTTGATAATTGTAAAAGTAACTCATAAACCATAACAATAAGTTCTGGAGTCATTTCAGTTTTTGCATGAACGATGTCACCTGCTAAAACTATAATTGAATTTGCTGTTGATTGATTTCTTATTGATTCATATAATTTAGAAAAAACTTCTTTATATTCTTCATGTCTTTTGTAGGGTCGAATATGAATGTCTGCTATGTGAAATATTTTATCAACTTTTTTAATATCAGTATCTAATATCATTAAAACTCCATTTTTAGTTTTATTAAATTTTCAAAATCAACATTACTCAAACTATCATATAAACTCATAAATTCTCTAAATCCCATTTCACTCGGATCTTTTTGTTTTATATTCATAAACTTTACATCAATTCCTTCTGAAATAAATTTTTCTGTATATTTGAGAGAAGTTTTTATTGCATCCTTATCTAATGCAATAATGATTGAATTGACATCTCTTGACAACAGTTTGTTTTGAAGAGCTGTTGTAATACTTTGACCAAGCAATGGAATTGCATTTCTTTTTGCTGCAATGGCGTCAAACACACCCTCAACCAGCGTTATGGGCATTTCCCAATTAATAAAAATGTCAAAAAATATAACATATTCATTGTTTGGTATAGGGGGATTTTTATATTTAGGGAACCAATTTTCTTCATAACTTCTGGCTATAAAATAATTTAAAGTTCCATTGACGTCATAAGACGGTATAATAACTCTGTTGGCATATTTCCCCTTTTCACAATATCCGATGTTGTATCGCATAATCTCTGTGTCAGAAATGCCCCTTCTTTTTATGTAATCATAGGCTTTGGACTTCTTATTTATTGGTATAAATTCATTTGGCAATTCTATTATATTGATTGACTTTGTTTGTTTGTCAAATAAATTGTCAGGATCTTTATATGGGACATGAATTATTTGTGAAAGATCATATAGATATTTTTTGTCAGCATTGATTTTCTTCAATAGTTTAATCAAATTTCGACCACTCATACCATTTTCATCTTTACAAATCCAGCATCTCCACCAACCGAATTTTTTTGATTCATCATTTAAACAAACAGTCAATTTTTTCTTGTTAAATTCTCTATTGCACACAGGACACCAAAAATCAACATTATCATTATTGATCATTTTTCCTTTTTGATTTAGTGCTTTTTCAAGTAAATTTAAGACTTGTAGACGAATCATAACTTATTTTTAATTATAAATATAAGGGTCAATTCTCATATAACAGCTTTAACAGTTTTTCCAACTCTATCACCGCATACGTCTTCGCATTGTTCTTGCGAAATACCAACAGTGGAATTCTGCCCTCTTTAGTATTGTCTTCTGCCTGCTGAATTGCATCCCAGATGTTTAATTTTTCTTGATTTTTACACTCAATATCAAATGGAATTACTTTTTCTGCTGCAGGTGATAATTTTATATCCCGACCCGCTTCACCCATTATCGTATTTTGTATATCACCATCTTGCAATCCATAATGATGAGTTTTTTCTAGTAATAATTTTTGAACTTCTTTTTGCAATCTCTTCCCCTTATTTTTAGCTGAACGTGTTTTCAAATTAACCTCTTTATTTATAAATTTTCCAAGCTCCAGTTGTTTTACTTTTTATATATCCCTGTCTCTTTAATGTTGCTAATTGATATGGTTCCATTGTAGCTTTTTCACCATCACTACTTTTTATTTCATAGTGGTATATTAAAATTATCTTCTTTTATTAAGTTTTTTAATTTCATTTGTTTTTCCCTAAAACTCTTTTGCATCTTTAAAAGTGTCTAATGATTTACTATAATTTTTTCCAATTCCAATATCTGAAAAACCAAATTTTTTAATAAAGTCTTTTATTGACATCACAGTTGGAATTTCTGCTTTTTCATCAAATTGTCTATGAGAAAAATCTATAACTTTATCTCCTACTATATTAGCAACGTGAATATCAATTTGTCCCCACTTTTCATCTGGATTTGCTCCTGAAATAACTTTAGCTCGTGGATTGTATTTTGTATATAAATCTGCTATAACATCACAAGCTCCAGCTGCTCCTTCTTTTGTAGTTATATTTAAATCTATATCTGTTTCGTCTCTTAGCTTTTTTATAAGTTTAGAATTTTTAAATGAATTAATAAAATCCTTTGCAGATAATTCTTTTGCAGATAATTTAGTTGTTGATTTTTCAGTATTTTTTTGATTTATTATTTCTTTTTCAGCTGCAGTTCCAATAAAATATTGCCCGCCCCTTGGGCCTTTTTGCATTTTCTTTCCTTTTGGAATATCTTGTCCTTGCTTTACATAAATTTTATGTGTATTAGATTCTTTTTTTATTAAATCTTTTAATTTTAATTTCATAGTTTTTTAAAATAAGTTTGTATATCAAAATTAATGTGTAATTGTTTTGCTCTAATTTCATAAGCTCGCAATGAAACATCAGTGATAATGTTATTGTAATTTTTAGATTTTAATTGTTTAAGTCCTTGCTTAATATCTTCTAAAGTTTTACAGTTTGCTGGGCTGTATTGTGTATCTTCTTTTATTAAGTTTTTTAATTTCATTCTACTTTCTCTTAATTCTACAGTTTCATTTGGGCTTATCTCTTTTCTATTAACTTTAGTGAATCCTCTAGCCTTAAAAGCATTTGTTTTTGTGCTTGAATATAGTCCTATTGCATCTCTTTCAACATATTCAACACGCCAAATTTTATCTTTGTATTTAATTATTTGACCCTTTTTTAAATCTTTAGCTTTCATTATAAATCAACTCTCAATACAAATGTTGTGTCCAAGACATCATCTTGCTTATAGGGTCTTGGTAATTTGCCGATCATTATCAACTCATTATTATCATCATATAGTCCTATTTGAGTAATATATGGCTTGATCAATGATGATGTAAGTGGTGCGATATAATGAATGTTGTCAGTGCTGTATGATGTTGGATTGACACTGTAATTAAATTCAGAATCTCCAATTTCACAAAAAACCTCTTTTTCAATTATTTCATGTGTGCTCTGAAAACTTAAATCAAAATTGGTAAAAAGTGAAGTTGATGCAGGCACCGTTATTACCATTTGACCATATTGATAAAAAATATTTCCAATATAAACCGATGATGTTGGAGAAATTCCTGACTGACTTACATATAAATTATAACTACCGTCATCAAGAACTCTTACTCCCGATCCCGATACAATCAATACGCTTCCAGGTTTTATCTCTTCACCATATACTTTAACTGGGATGTTTAAAACTGCAATGTTGCTTCCTGCATCTAAACTTCTTGTTATTAAATCAATTTTATCAATATCAATAAAGTTTCTTAAATATGCTCGTGGATGAAGTGGCTCTCTTAAGGCCAAGCTGCGAGTAGGATAGTATAAATGTTGAATTGAAGACCAAACTAATCTTTTATATGAACCGTCTGGATTTTTTGCATCTGACTGAGAATTGAATACTCCACTTCCTGAAACACCTTCTTGCACAAATATATTATAACTACCTGTAGTGGTATTATCAACATTCCAATTCTTATAGACCTTAAATTTGCGTGTTGAAACGTCATTATGGCCCAATGGTTTAAACAAATTTTTTCTCCATTCTAAACAAACTTTAATAAAATCATTAAAAATCCAATCGGACTTTAATTAGCGCTTCCCGTTCAAAGCTCTTTGCAACAGGTTGACTTAATTTAGCCATTGCAACCAACTCATTGTTAGCATCATATAATCCAACACCTGTTATATAAACATGTGGATCATTTGCAAATGATGATTTAATTAATGTTCCATCGGATGCAGAATAGAATGATGGATTTGTGCTATAATTATAATTTTTATTTTTAACTCTTACAAAATAGTGAGTTGAAGAAATAAGTTCTTCTGATCTTGCTGCAAAATATGAAGAACCCGACAATAGTTTAAAGAATACTCCTGCATTATCCTTATAATCAATGCCTGCCCCAGCTGAACCTGTATTATAGTAAAATGTTATTGATTGAGATACAAGAGTTGGTGACAATATTATTATGCCATAATCAGGATAGCATAATCCATAATGTTTAGTGTTTGTTGCATATGGTCCACCCGCAATTGTTCCACTGACAATGTTTAAAACTCTGCCAACTCTATCAGTAACTGCATCTTGAGAATCACCGCTATCATCGATCAATGATATACTTTGAGTTCCTACAGATGCTGATAGATGCAATTCCCAGTTTCCTGCATCAAGTTTTTGTTTTAAGTTTGCTCTCTTAATGGTAATTGCAAAAAAGTCATTTAATATTACAGAACCACTATTGAGAATAAATCTGCTACGAGGATTGTCTAATAATAAATTTCTATATTGACCATAAACAGCCTTAGTGGGATTGTCTTTGTCCCATGTTGGTGCACCGCTTCCTGAAACGTTACCATAAGCAATTGATAGTTCTACTTGGGCACTTGCTGAATTAGCTGATCCATATATATCATAATAATATTTAGCATCCGGAGGTGATATTGCTGGATTTTGACTACTGGTTAAATTGCCAACACTTGAAGCAGTAAAAAATGTTTGCAATATTGAAACATTGTTTGACCACATTGCATATGTTATTCTACTTGGGACACCTGATATAACATCATCACTGATGTTAAAAGGTGTAAAAGTATTGTCTGGTAATGTATTTGCCATTTAAAAATCTCCTTTTTTAGTCATTATAGCTTTGAGTTTGTTCACCGCCAATTGTTTGTCTTGATACAAATATATTAATTACAACTTCACCACCAGTTTCATTTCCTGTAATTCTTAAAGTAGTTGAATAAACTGCATTGTCAGGAACTGCCTTGGGAGTTAACAAGAATGAAAAACCAATAAGTGATGCACCCGGAACAGGTGAACCTCCATCAATTAAAGTTTGTCCACCAACTGTTACTATTCCCCCCTTGCCTGTTGTCTGAATATTTACGGGACGACTTTGTGGATTATCATTTTGATTAATAATAACTCCGCCGCCGGAGCCGCCAATAACTCCACCACCACCGCCGCCAATAACTCCACCACCACCGCCGCCAATTATATTTCCGGCAACAGCCATATTTATATACTGGCTGCTTCCAATTGTTGCAGTATATCCAAGTGTAGAATTTAATCCATTAACTGTAGAAGGTGTGATTACTTGTGATTGTCCTGGGTAACTTAAATATGGAGCCCTTAAATGAACTTCATTAAGACCTACAGAAATAAGTGGGATTTGTGAACTTCCTTTTGGGAGTGTTATTAATTTAAATCTCATCATTTTACTACCATCAGGTATTGCTTCAAGCATTGGTAAGTTTCTAATTGCTACATCATAAAAATCTGAACCTGACGGATGAGATGCATCATATAAAGCATAATCAACTTCATCATCTGCTAAAGCAAACTTAGAAATAGCAAAATTTCCTTGTGAAAATAATTCTCTTCCTCTTTTGGTTAGAATTGCATCTACAGTAACAGTATCATTATTTAAGTATGACATTTAAATCTCCCTTTTAATATAAATATATTTTAATTTCAAATTTATTCTATTTGTAACTTAGTTATTCCATCGTCCTTTGCAATCAATGTATTAGTATCTGTCACCCAAGTCTCAATTGATTCTTTGCCATCTATTGTCGTTCCTTTTGTGTTGGCACAACCAATATGTTTAATTCTTTTTTCCCAAGCTGCATATCCCAAATATCTTACATAATGTCTGTCATTATAATATGTCGTAAATGAATATGATTGAGTTAATGGTGTTCTAAAGTAATCTGATAGATAATATATTACACCTGTTTCAAAATTAACAACAGGATCTATTTGAATAAACAAACTTCCAGATATGCCACTTGCAATAGAAGCAGTTATTATACTATAAATATTAGTTTTTTCAAAATTATCACCACTGGATGTTACATATTGATAAATATTTAAGGATGCTGTTTTAAATTCATAGCTAGATGTGAAACCAGGTATAATTATATTAACATTATTATCATATTGATGTTGTGTCAATGCTGGCTTTACATATTTTGCTTTAGGTCTTTCCAACAAAGTTGGTTCATAAAGTATTCCCAAAATAGGTTTTACTCTTGCAGGAATTAATTTCTTTATATTTTCAAACAATGACTTATCATAATTTTGAATATATTGCAAATATTGAGCAACAGATATTCTTCTTTCAGAAACACCCCAAAATAATTTAGAAAGTGTTTCAAGATCTGAATATGATTCACTATACATATCACTGTATTTACCAATCAAATCACCTGCACTTTCAAGAGCTAATGATTTAATGATATTTTCATTGACAGGTTCTGTTGGTGTAAAATATATTCCAACTTTATTTGAGTCTAATTGCGCTTCATCATACTGACTAATTTCTCTTCTTTCAAATATTGAAAGTGGCCCACTTAAAGATGCACTTTCAATTCTTACTTTATTTGATGATTGACGTCGTGCACCTATATTAAAAGTATGTGCCTCAGCTTCATATTCAGCTAATCTATAATTATAAGGAAATGTATTTTCCTCAGGCCAACCATAAAATGTTGGTGTTGCATCATATCCCTTTGAAGGAGCTGAATTTTTAAATGCGGTTGTCACCATTGACTGACTATTAAATGTTATTGGATCATTAAAACTCCATCTTAATAATAAATCATAAAATGAAGATGTTAATGTGTTTCCAATATAGGACTCTGGAAATTTAACATGAGAATTTATAACTCCCTCTGCAAGTGGAGTTTCCCATAATCTAAATTCATCTAAATTTCCGCTAAATGGTTGTGCATAAATTGAAGTGCTGGCAATAAATAATGAACCAGTAGTTAACCAGGATGCAGTGACATCAGATGATGAAATAAATAAACTTGAGGAAACTGCATAAAATATTTCACCATAAATATATTTTTTTGCATCTAATTCAAAATCAAAACCATTAGAGCCGCTTGCCCCCTTCTGCAAATTTATAAATGTAAATTTATTATCATAAATTGGCATTTCACTTGTAGTCATTACTGCATATTGAGCAGAGCCTGTATAAATTGTAAATTTTATTTTTCCATACTCATTTGTGGTTGGCATTACTTGAAGAGACCAAGATGCAGGAACTTCAACCAATGACATTGAATTTGCTCTTGTATAAGTGCTTCCAGTTGCTGAAAATCTCAATTGTAATACACTGGGAAATCTATTAAATATTGAGGATGTTGCCCAAGCAATTTGTATTCCATTAGTAGAAATAAATGGTAATACATGGGTAAAATTATCAAATTTATAATTGTTGTAGACACTCTCACTCACATCAGGCCCACCAAATTCTCTAACATACAATAAAGTTGATGGTATTCCATAACAGGTTATAAGAGATTGAAGACTTCTCAGTGTTCCCTTTGTCTTGTAGAGATGAGGCAAATTCAATAATATCCTCTTCCAAGTCTCGCTTGCAATGTCCCTTAAAACCGTGTATTTGTCTATATTTGTATATTCTGCCATATTAATACCAAGATGAAGTATCTGATGCTGTCATATTTGTGAAAGTGAAATCTGAACTTGTTTGAATTATATAATCATCAAGAGACTTTAAAGTCTGCCCACTTCTTAAATCAAATCCATAGTGATTTACTGCATGAATTATTAAATCTTTAGGTATTCCTTCACTAATTGAATTATCTTTATAGTGCCATGCAGGTAATTTATTTATATAACCATTTATCAAATCATAATAATGCCCTGTCATATTTATGAACTTTACAAAATCTTTATTTTGATTGTCCAACTGCATATCAAGTGGAACAAAATTACTAAAAACATCCTTATTTAAATTGTCATAAATACTAGCACTTGCAACCGCTCCATTGAACCAAATTTGTGCTTGACTTGATGAATAAGAATATAGCAAATAAGGAGGAACAGAATTTGATTTTGGCCATGTTGCCTCATTAAATTCACCCACTGAACTGCTTTCATATGACGAACTTACATAGTATAAATATCTCTCATAATTGTCAAATTCATTAATTGTATGTTGTTTTAAAGTTCTAAAATAATCTAAACTTGATGAAATTGTAGGATTTGATCCACTTATACTTGCTGATGTATATAATGATGCAGATCCATATAAATTTATTTTATATTCATATGATTCTACATTTATCATTTTTTGTCTAAATCTTTGTAATCTTTCACCAATTGAACTGAACTTAACAAAATTTTCAAACTTTCTATAATCTAAATTTATATCAATTCCCTCAATTATACTTGAACTTAAATAAAATCTTATTATTTCATTTTGTTTTTCACGATTTGTTGTAATAAGAGTTTCAAAATTTTCTAATGGCGTAGTTCTATAATGTATTCCTGCACTTTTATAATCAATATTGGGCGGCCTTAAATAATTTAAATTGCTAATATCTTCTTCTTTTCCAGTGTATAATACAAGTTTATCTTCATATTCTGGCATAAGTTCTTCTGAAATCCAACATTTATCATAAGCATTTATTCCCTCTTCCAAAGGCTGATATGTTTTTAACAGCAAGTCAAAATCTACGGGATCTTTAGCATTTATAATTAAATAAGTTCTGTTATTACCAAAGTTCAAATATGTTTTTAATTCCCTTATTCTTTTTGCACCACTAACAGTATTAACACTATGCACAAAATTAATATAGTCTGCCTGAAAGCTTCCGGTTGTTTCAAGTGGTGGCTCTCCAAACCCACCCAAAGGTTCTCCTCCATTCAAAGGTGAACTAATTAATTGCTCTTCTTCCTCTTCTTCTACAAAAGGAGGTATCTGTGGCAGCCCTTCAGGGGGTATAAGTTCAACTTCCATTCGTGAAGGTGAAATTCTTTTCAAACTTAATTTATTTCCTAAATGTGATCCAACTAAATTTTTAAAAAACTTATATTTTATTTTATAGACACCAGCTGAATAGCCTAGCTCTCTTAGATGAATTCCCGGATTCATCCAAAGCTTATTATTTACTACAAACATACTTATATTCCACTCATCTCTAAATTTTATAATAGCAGATTCTAACATCTCATTGGTGCTTACATCATAGACATAAAATTCAAAAATTATTTTATTGATATCATCCTCTGGATTTAGATAACTCATTAAGCTACCACTTGGAACCTCAAGCAATATTCCTTTGTTAACTAAATCTTGTATGTTGTTTATTTCAGCCATTATATGCCAACCTTTATTCTCATTCTAAATAGTTTTGTTGTCTCATTATTTTGAGAGTCTTTAACTTTTATTGTAAATGTTTCCCAAAGATCTGGAGGTGTTCGTTCTATTGGTATTCCAGTTATCCAACCCTCTGGTAATAACGTCAAATTGTCTGGTAAATAATTGGCAGGAAGCAGCGACCAAACGTATGGTGGGACACCTCCGCCTGCAACCAGCTGTTTTTCATAATATTCATCTTCAAACCCACTCTTCAGTGTCCATGGCGTTGTTATTGTCAAACTTGAAGAAGGTGGTGGCGGCGGAGGCTCTTTTATAAATAATCTAATAGCCTTAAAATCATATTTTTGTAAAAAGTCAGCCACCTTAAATGTAACATCGGCATTAAATAGTTGAACAGGTGTCCCACTTATAATTCCTGTTTGTGCATTTAGACTCAACCCAGTTGGCAACTGAATTCCTGACTCTACCGTCCATATGTATGGAGGAACTCCTCCAACAACATCGACCGTAGCATTGTAGAATTCATTTATATATCCCTGTGGCAGTTGTCCAGTGGTTATCGTTGGATTTAGACTTGCACTTCCACCACCTATAATTTCTAACAATGATTCAATTGTTAATTCAAGATAATCAATTGTTTCATATAATGAACCTGTTACAGTCTTTAATTGTTCAACTTCAATTTGCAATGATGAATTGGTTGTTATTAAATAATCATACTCTGACTGACTAATTATAATTGCACCCGGCGGTATATCAGCAGCCTGTATTGTTTTTTCATCAGATGAAACTCCAAGTTCCTTAAAATCAAAATCAAATATCTGACCCAAATAAGATGAAGAATAATAAGTGTATATAGAAGATCTTTCTATAAATTGTGAAACTTCATTTATTTGATGTTCTGAGCTTGTTATAGAAATGATATTTCCATTTTCATCTCTTACTGGTTCTAA